TGAGCATGAAGGCCTTTCCTATGATATATTTTATTGCTTGGAGAAGGTGGCGTTTGTATGTCGGGATGGTTTGTATAGTGGAGAGTCTGTTCTATATAGCATTCATTCTAATATAGGATCTTTGATAGGTATTCGTTTGCAGGATGATTTTTGGTTATTTGCACACCATGAGCCTAATCTGGTTAATGCCTATCATATAGGTGAGTTTTATTTACGTGAAATCTCGGACCGTTTCAGAAAAGCGGCGTTTATAGCCGATTTTAAAAAAAAGTCTTATTCTTGGGTGCAGGAAACGGTAGGTAAGTTATATTGCATCGCTCTACCCGAAGGATATTATCCACATACTGTTAATTATTTATTCACTATCCATGTGGCCTGTACAGATTTATATCTGTTGGAAGGCTATAGCGAGACCTCCAATCAGCCTACTTTCTTTGAATTGGATATTTAATGTCCAGATTAGAACCTGTCTTACTGAAAGAAATCAATTAAAGTTCGGTGAAACTGATGACAATGCTGATGAAAATTAAACGAGTTCTTATAATTTCTTGTTTTTTCCTTTGATAATAAAAGAATTAGTGTATATTTGCATGTGAACAATTACATTTTCTAAGGAAATCATCTTATGGGCAGAGAACTTATATTTGACCGGTTTTCACAGCAAGCTCTCCAGACCTTGCACCGGTATCGTGCCGTTATGTTCAGTCCTACGATGCTCATGTCTTTGGTTGTTTACCTATGATTTTTTTATCCTTAATTCTTACACATTAACATGAGTTTACTATGGACAACAGACCGACTATCGCTGAATATGGGGCACAGAACGAAGCGTATATGAGTCGGTCGGCTGAAAAATGGGTGAGAGGTTTGTGTTTCAACGAGTTAGGTGTGTGTGGCTGAAATGACGGCGTAAAACGAAGCGTTTACATAGGCTTACATTTGGTTTACTTTTGGGGCTTGTTGAGGCTCCTGTGGTTTACATGGGGCTTACGGGTGGTTTATATTGCGTTTCTGTTGGTGGTTGGTGTTGTGTTGGGGTGGGGTAGAATGGTGGCTGAGGCCACTTTTTTTTATGGTGTTTCTTAAATTTTTTATTGTGAAATTATTCCATATAATGATTATTTGGTATATTTGCAGAAACAAAACAATAGAATATGGCAAAGGTAATACATGTGCATCTGCTGCACAATATCGATGGAACGAGGCGGAAAGACTGGTATTTTAGCAGCATTTCTGCGGTTTATACGGTTTTGACGGCTGAACAGATCGGTGCGACGAAGAATTATTTGCTTCATGCCGGGCTGTCTGGCAATGGTACATTATGCACGAAACGCGCTATAATCAAGCAATCTACGCTTATTTCATGCTCTCGTGGGGCTGATGATTAGACTGGTGTTTTTATGGCGTTAGAATGCAAATAAATGGCCGTTTGGGCGGTCGTGGGAATGGAGGTCGTTTGGCCTCCTTTTTTTGTGCCTAAAGTGGCGAAAATGTGGAGTGGGGTTACAGCTGGGGTTACAAAGTGGGGTTACATTTCGGGAAAAGTGGGGTTACACATTCGGGGTTTTCGGGGGTAGGATAGAGGGGGAGGGAAAAGGATGGTTTTAAGGGATAGGGTGGGGGAAACTACCCATTTGTGATATTGGTAAAATTGGCGCGAATCGGGCTAAAACCTTGTATTTATGAGGCTTCTTACATGAAATGAGCCTTGGAAGAGGGGGTACACCCCTCCAAACGGGGTTCTAATGGTGTCGGAGGGGTATACGTTTCGTGTTAGAAGAACTTTGAAATGCTTCCAATAACCTCAAATACGTTCATTATGCGTTCTACTGAGTATTCTTGTTCGTCATAGTCTGTCGTATTGATAGGGACGAAACGCAGCTTCTTTGGATCTGACGACCGTCGGAGTATCTTGATGGTGCGTAATGTATCAAGTACGACAGCGTAGATTTCCCCATATTGAATGTCCTCCAGGGTGCATTTATGGAGGGCAATAATGTCACCATGGTTAATTTTGGGTTCCATAGAGTGTCCTGTGACATTACACCAGAAGTCTGCCTTCTCAAATCCTTGTATTACGATGTTGTTGGTCGGAATAGTTACTTGAGAATTGACAATCTCATTGAACCCACCTAAGAAGTCAACATCATAATAAGGCTTGCCTATGGCTGGGTTATATGAAACTTTAGGCAATTTTTCTTCCGAATCTGATTTTTCTTGTTTTTTTTCTTGCATAGTTGAGAGCATCTCTCCTCTGCCGGTAATTAACCATTCGACACTAACATCCGAGGCATAAGCGAGAAATCTTGCAATATTATCTTCGCTTATACCATTGTTTTGCTGTAATATACCGCGGGTAACACCCGATTCCTTATAAAATTCATAGGGGGAAACCCCTTTTTGAGCCAGATAAAGCAAGATATTCTGCTTTATAGGCGATTTTTCTTGTCTTTTTTCTTGCATAGTCGAGAAATCTTGTTTATCTTTGCAGCGTGTTCAAGATTGAACGAGCGGCCAAAGATACGAAAAAAGGTCGAGAATAACGAATTTTTGCAATTAAAGAATATGAACGATACAGAAATAAAGGAATGGCAGACACAGAGCGTGAAGCACAAGGTGGCAATGGTTCTGATAATGGATGGTGTTAGTTTCAGCTACACAGAAGAGGACGGCATTGTATTTTCAGCACCTGAATGTTATGTGGCGAGATTGGTAAGACGGCTGATGTCCTGCTACGGATGTAGCGTTAGACCGAAGATAAACGAGGTAAAATGATTGCAGGATAACACGGAGGCTCTGGGGGCTGCACTGGATGGTCAGCAGGGCCAGCCTCGGATGACAGCGGGAAAGACCGTAGGGGTGGCACGGTTGCAGTGGCCGGAAAGTTGGAATAAGCGAAAGCGAAGAGCGTAGGACAGCCACGGGGTTCGACTCCCCACACTCCACAATGTATAACAAATTAAAATAAGTGAGAACATGAAAAGGTATATTCACATTCAGAAGGCAGACCGCGAGTTCATATTGAACTTGTTCAAGGTTACAGGTCGCACTGTTGACAATGCGTTGCGATTTGACGCAGAGCGTGGCAACACTGATCTCGCACGCAAAATTCGCAAGGTGGCAATGGAACATGGCGGTATCGTCATGGTGGTAAGTCCCGAAGCCGAGACACTATTTGATGCAGATGGCTATATGCGTCAGTATCTTCCCAACGGTGTGTTGTTGGAATTTGAGAAGGAGGCAGGCAACGGAGGTTGCAATGTGTACCTCAAAGGCGATATGGTTCGTAGGTATGACAACGTGCAGGTGCGTGACATCCCTTCCATTCAGAACTGGGCTGCAACATTGAGATAAGGAGGAGTAAGTATGGAGTACCACGATAACAGACTTTGCATCTCGATGCGGGAACTTGTGGATGGCGGTGTGATGACCGTATCAAACTACAAGCAGCTCTCCGCACGTGGTCGCATTGATGTAGTGCGTCGTGGTGGAGGCTCTTCCAAGAACTACGCGCTTATTGCCGTATGCAGTCTGCCCGATGCTTATCAGGACAAACTCAAGGAGCTTTATCCAGATCCGTCGCTTGAGGTGCTGCTTGCCTGGCTTGATGCCAACTACGAGGTGGACCAGGCAGCTGTCGCTTATTTCAACGACTGGCGCAACCAGTGCGGACACGACCACGCTACTGACGCTCATGTGAAGGAGTATGTGACCAACGCCAGCGTGCTGAATGCTTGTATCAAGCTCTACAACAACGCCAAGGCGATACAGAAGACGATGGGCCAGAAGTATGACTGGAGCATGATGTCGCAAGCTGTGGAGGGCTACCGTATGAAGACCGGGCACACATTACCGGCAAGTATGTTGCGTTTCCGCAAGAAGGTGAACGAGTACCAGCGTGACGGATACCAGTGTCTCATCAGCCGAAAGTTCGGCAACCAGGCAAGCCGTAAGGTAGATTACCGAACAATGCGCTTGATATGGTCAATAGCGGTGCTACCCAACAAGCCGTTCAATACCAATGTTTGGGAATTGTACAACTCGTTTGTGTGCGGTGAGCTGGACGTGTATGACCCAGAGACCGGTGAGCTTTTCGACGCAAGCGAGTGGACCGACAAGAACGGTGACCCGAAGTCATTGAGCGAAAGCACTATCACGAACTACCTGAATCGTCCAGATGCTCGTCTGTTTATAGCAAAACACCAAGATTCTTACACCACATTCATGCACGAGCAGATGCCACACGTTCACCGCCATGCGCCTGAGTTCTCGTTCTCAAAGATTTCATTCGATGACCGCGACCTCCCACGCAAACTGAAGGATACCAAGGCAAGGCCGAAGGCATACTACGCCTACGATGTCACAAGCCAGTGCGTGGTGGGCTACGCCTACAACCGCAACAAGAACGTGGACTTGGTTGCCGACTGCTTCCGTTCGATGTTCCGACTGATAGAAAGCAAGGGCTGGGGTTGCCCGGCGCAGGTTGAGGTGGAGAACCACTTGATGAGTCAGTGGAAAGAGAGTTTCCTGAAGGCAGGAGTATTGTTCCCATTTGTGCGTTTCTGCGCCCCGATGAACTCCCAAGAGAAATACGCTGAGCCGATGAACGGAGCCAAGAAACGCAGGGTGGAGCATAGGAACCACCTTGGCATCGGACGCTTCTACGCCAAGGACAGGCACTACCGCACGGAGGCCAAGAAGGTGTTTGACGAGAAGAATGACACCTACGAGGACAAACAGTACTACACATGGGAAGAACTGATTGCTGATGACATCCGCGACATCAAGGAGTTCAACAATACCCTCCACCCGAATCAGAAGAAATACCCCGGCATGACACGCTGGCAAGTGCTTGAAGCCAATATGAACCCAACACTTCAGCCAATGGACAAATCGGTGTGGGCACGCTTTATCGGCGAGCACACTGAGACCTCCATACGCAGGAACAGCTACTGCAGAGTGGCATATAAGGACTGGTGGTTGAGCAAAACTGAGGTGATAGAAAGACTTGCACCGAACAACTACAAGGTGGATGCCTACTATCTGACCGATGAGGACGGCAACGCGACTGATGTTTATATCTTCCAGAACGACCGACTTATCGACAAGCTCGAGGACGTGGGCACGTTCAACACTGCCGATGCAGAGCAGACTGACGAGGACAAGGAGATATTCGTGAACCAGCAGAAGAAGATAGCTGCATTCAACGCATACGTGAAGAAGAACGCTATTGCAGCTGTTGGCATATCCAAGTCGGAACTTTCGGAAGAGGCTGCACCACCGCCACCGCTTGAACTTCCACCGATGGAAAGCGAGCAGGAAATGGAAGTGACCTACCACATTTCTGACCCGTTGGCAGATTTATAGAATAATATTAGAATACAATTAAAATAACGTGAGACATGATAACGAATGAGAACAAGAAGCGGATATTGGAGGCTATAGCCACCAACCGCACGAACTATCCGAGCGATGCCAAGCACGCTGCTTCATTGGGCATCAGCACCTCGGTATATAGCGCCATCAAGAATGGTCAGACAGACAAGGCACTGAGCGAAGCCAACTGGATAACCATCGCCCGAAGACTGGGTGTGAACCTCAGAGGAGGCATTGAATGGAAACCAGCACGCACCGCCACCTTCGACTATATCACCAAGCAGCTGGAGTTCAGCCAACAGAGCGGACTGAGTGCGATACTTTGTGATATACCCAACATTGGCAAGACATTCACGGCACGCTATTATGTGCAGTGCCACCGCAACGCCATCTATGTAGATTGTTCGCAAGTGAAGACCAAACTGAAGCTGGTGCGCAAGATAGCTACTGAGTTCGGTGTGGGCAGCAACGGAAGATACAGCGACGTGTACGAGGATTTGGTCTATTACTTGCGCTCAATCGACACACCACTCATCATTTTGGACGAGGCTGGCGACTTGCAGTATGAGGCATTTCTGGAACTCAAAGCCTTGTGGAACGCTACAGAAAGATGCTGCGCCTGGTATATGATGGGTGCAGACGGACTGAAAGCCAAAATCAATCGCTCCATTGAGTGCAAGAAAGTGGGTTATACAGAGATGCTCAGCCGATACGGTGACCGCTACTCGAAGGTAACGCCCGACGACTGCAAGGAGCGTGAGAAGTTCCTGAAAGACCAGGCGAGCGTGGTGGCAAAGGTGAACGCCCCAGAAGGTGCGGATATTGCTACCCTTGTGCGCAAGTCGGGTGGTGGACTGAGACGAGTTTACACGGAAATAGAAAAACTAAAAAGAGTGCAGGCATGATGACAAAGATGGAAATGCAATATATGGACGCGGTTATACAGATAAACCGTCGCCAACGGAATAACGAAGTGGACTGGGAACAGCGTCGCTATGAATTGGCCAAGGCTGCATTATTTGTGGCTCCAGTTCTTTACCATGATCGTGAGGAAATGACAGCCGAGCACATTGCCAAGTATGCAGTAAAGATAGCGGACGCTGTTGTATCAGAACTTATCGAAACAGAAAAGTGATATGGCAAAGCGAGCATACAGCCCCAAGGACGTGGCGAACATCAAGTGCAAGGCACTTCCATTTGAAGGACAATGGAAAGACGTGTTCGGTCAGCCGGAAGAGGGCGACACATGGTTTATCAGCGGACCCAGTGCCAGCGGCAAAAGTTCGTTCGTGATGCAGTTTGCAAAGATGCTCTGCGGAATAGGCAGCGTGCTGTATGTGTCCTTGGAGGAGGGTGTGGGGCTGTCGATGCAAAGACGGCTCGCCCAGTTCAAGATGACCGAAGTGCAAGGCTCGTTCCGCATCATTACCGACGGTGACATCAAGGCATTGGAGGAACGCCTGGCGAAACCCAAGAGTGCCAAGTTTATCATCGTGGACAGTTACCAGTACGCATACGAAGCAGGGTGGGAATATTCACTGACCAGGGCACTGATAGACCGCTTCAAGCGCAAGACCTTCATTTTCGTCAGCCAAGAGGATAAAGGCAAACCCATCGGCAAACCTGCCATCAGACTGAAATACGCAGCCGGTGTGAAGGTGAGAACGCAAGGCTTCAGAGCCTACTGCCAAGGACGCTATTCAGGCAACGTGAGCGAATATTACACCATCTGGGCGGAGAAAGCCGTGGAGGTTTATAATGACAAGTCTAACAACTAAACATAACTGAGATGAAGAAGAAAGTTTATATCAGCGGAGCGATAGCCCACTACGACCTTAAAGAGCGTATGGCAACCTTTGACCATGCGGCACGCTATCTCTCCATAAAAGGTTACGAGCCGGTGAACCCATTTGAAAATGGCGTTTCGCAGGATGCTCACTGGATGGAGCACATGAGAGTGGACATTGCCCTGCTTTTGAAGTGTGATTGCATCTATATGCTGCAAGGCTGGGAATTGAGCAAGGGAGCAAAACTGGAACTGGATGTTGCCAGTTCGTGTGGCATTAAAGTGATGTTTGAAGGTCATGAGAACAATGTTCGTGAATACACCTGCTGCCTTTGCGGTAAGCCCCAAATCGGCTATGGAAACAATCCTCATCCATTGAAAGATGAGGGGGAGTGTTGTCCTGAATGTAATTTGAAAGTGTTAAGTGAAAGAATAAGGTTGTCAGAATTGAAATAGATATGGCACAGGAAGTAACCAATTTCGCACGCTTCTATGGCATACTCAAAAAGAGCTACAAGTTTGCCACCAAGGAGCTGGGCGATGAGTTCAAGGAAGGAGTGGTGAGCCAATTCACTAATGGACGTACCACTTCGCTTAGGGACATGACTCGTAAGGAGTACGATATGATGTGCGACAAGCTCGAAGGTGTGACAGCCAAATTGATACACACCGCCAAGGATGTGCAGCGTAAGCATCGAAGCCAGTGCTTGAGGTTGATGCAGAAACTCGGCATCGACACAACAGACTGGACACGCATCAACGCATTTTGCCAGGATCAGCGTATTGCCGGCAAGGTGTTCTCCCAACTAAGTAATGAGGAATTGGAGCAGCTATCGGTGAAGCTCCGCTCCATTCAGCGCAAGGGAGGTCTGAAACCTAAGAAAGAACCGACACCTCCAGCACAGCCACAAGTGGAATACATGATGATGCCAATTGGGAATGGAGGTGAGGCATGAATGAGAAAGTGAAGCGTGTGATGGAATACATTCATGGCATCGCATACAGAGAACTCCAAGGTGACCAGTACATCGAATTTCTTGAGTGTATTGAATACGAGATAGACAAGGAACTGGAAGAAGGCGACTGGCCAGAACCTGAAGACGACGAGTGATAAACAATCAAAATAATAATCAACAAAAAGTTTACTACAATGGCAAAAAGAGAAAAGAAAGTAATCATTACCGGCGTTACAAGAGAATCAGCCGATGAAGCGTTTGGAGCCTATGCAAAGGCAGACGCACAGAGTGCAAAAATCACGGCAGACATTGAATTGCAGTGTGCCAAGATCCGCGAGAAGTATGCCAACAAGCTGGCAGAACTGGAAGATGAGAAGGAGAAAGCCTTCGCTACACTCCAGGCTTATGCTACCGAGAACCAGGCAGAGTTGTTCACCAAGAAAAAGAGCCTTGAAATGGCGCATGGCGTTATCGGCTTCCGCACGGGCACACCGAAGCTGAAGACCCTCAAAGGCTTCACATGGGCAAGTGCCTTGCAGCTGGTAAAGGAGTTCCTGCCAGGCTATCTGCGACAGACCGAGGAGATAGCCAAGGACAAACTCCTTGCAGACCGCGACGTGGAGGATATGGTTCCTCAGATGAACAAATGCGGTATCCAAGTGGTGCAGGACGAGACATTCTACGTTGAACCCAAGAAAGAGGATGCCGTATGATACTGGAAGTGGAGAAGAAACCGAAAGTGGCCTTGTGCCGTAAATGTTACGGCACAGGTCGTCTCCACGACAAGGAGACTGGCAAAGAATGCACATGTGACCAATGTGAGGGAACGGGCAGAGTAACCGTCAGCGCAAAGATGAGCTATGACATCCGTCCCTATAAACCAAGAGACAGACACTAAAACATTTTATGAGCAAGAGGCGAGGAGCAAGCTATCAGAAACGTGTCACCGACATAAATAGGATATACGACCAACATGCCAAAAGCGGAATCAGCAACCGCGAGATATGGCGAAGGTACGTGTATCCTGTTTATGGTATATGTGAGCGTACCTTCTACAACCTCCTTAATGCCTCTTGTGACCCTAAGAACGAAGTGCCACAAGAGGCACAGACGTTTCTAAAATTCGACTTTGACGATGAACCAGGACATACAGAAAATAATCCGCAATATCCTAAACGACATTAGGGTGGAGATGAGCGACGAGTTCGACAGGAACTTCGAGCGGCAGGCTTTCTTCAGCGAGGCGTGGCAGCGCAGGAAAAGCCCCACACGGCCGGGCGGTTCCATACTGATAGATACTGGCACCCTCCGCCAGAGCATATCAAGCCGAACCACAGAGAACAGCATCACGTTCTTTACCACGTTGCCGTATGCAGCCATACACAACGATGGAGGCGAGATAAAGGTGACGAAGAAAATGAAACGTTTTTTCTGGGCGAAGTATCGCGATGCGACAGGTGCGTTCGGACGTAAAAAGAACGGTGAGCGACGCAATGACAAGCGCACCGTCCAACTGAGCACCGAGGCCGAGTTCTGGAAGTATATGGCGCTGATGAAAGAGGGCAAGAGCATCAAGATACCGCGCAGGCGTTTTCTGGGCGTGTCCCCCGAAGTGGAACAGGCCGTCCGTGACATCGTGGAGGAGAACATCACCGACTATTTTAATGTGGAATTTGAAATCAAACGAAAATGAGAAAAGAACTTTATAACCTCCTTTGCAGGGAACTTGGGGCGATAACGGAGATAAAGCACATCGACCTGTGGAACCGCAACGTGGAGTTCATCGAGCAGGAAGAAGGGTGGGAGAGACCGGCCGTGTTCGTGGAGTTCGGCTCGATACAGTGGAAACCGATAGTGAACGGTGTGGAATACCGAGCCGAGCCACAGATAACCCTCCACATCGTCACCGACTGGGCAGGCGCGGCCAGTGAGGGCAGCCCGTTCAAGGAAAACGCGCTGGATATATTCGACCTGCCAGACAAAATCCACAGAAGACTTGCCAACCTGGAAGGCGAGACCTTCGGAGAGCTTGACCTTGCGCAGAGCATCACCAACCATGACCACGAGGACATCGTGGAGACTATAGAGGTATATCAGTATGTCGCCATAAAACGGCTCTGATTTGCCCCGTATCAAACAGAAAGAGCGTTCCCGGCTGATTGCTTGGAACGCTCTTCTAATTTCGTCAGAATTGAATTATAACGCCGTTAGGCGGCATCGGTGAACAACATCATGTCTGTGTAGTGCGAACTGTAGTTCACTGTGGCGTTGAACTCCACCTTGTGGCAGTTCTTGAATGGGTTGCCTACGGTCGGGTTTTTGCCCATCCATTCACAAAGCTCAATAATGGATGACTTGTTGGAAGTGAAATATATAAAGTGGTGCCCAGCAAGAATGGTCAGCACATCGAGGTAGTCGGAAAGTTTCCAGTACATATTATATGTGCCAACGTCGGTGGATAGATACGGCGGATCGACAAGGAACACCACATTCGGCACGTCCTTGTATCGGGTGAACACTTCCTTGTAGTCGCATGAAACCACCGTGATGCCCTCCAGGTAGTCCTCGCAAGCGGGATAGTCAGACTTGCGTATGTTGTTATACAGAGCCTCCTTCCTCATTTCGGGAATGCTCATCTTGTACTTCATGGAGAACATCAGCCCGGCAGAAATGGTGATGAAGTCAATGTACCCGACCTCACGCTCCTCCTGCTCCAGTCTGGCGAATATGCGGTCGCGCAGTTCACCACGGATGCAGCTGTGCTTGGGTATGCCTTCCGCCTCCACCATTTTACGCAGGTCAGCCAAAAGGCGGTTGGTCTGCGGAATGTGCTGCAGGCGGTTGCGGTAGCCGTCGAAGTCGTTGTATATGACCATGGCATTCGGCTTCTGACATTTGGCTATGTGCGACAACAACCCCGAGCCGCCGAACAAATCCACGAATACCGTGTTCTCCGGATATTGCTTGAGAACCTTGATGAACTCACGCGCGAACATGCGCTTCTGCCCCACGAATGGGAGCGGTGCCGATAAATACTGCTTTCTCATGCCTTATACGTTCAGTTCAAATCTCACGTTCTCGTTTCCGTCGAGCAACTGGCGTGTGTGGCTGATGTTGTTCTCGTAGATATGCACATTCGCAAGGTTCAGCGTGATGGACTTCAAAGGGAGGTCAATCTGCCGGGCCATAAGGTAGAGGTGGTAGATGTCCGCTGGCAAGCCGAGGTTCGCATCCGAGCTGCGCTGGTAAGCCGACACCACCAGTTCGCCGTTCTCAATCTGGAACTGAACGAGCGACAGACACGGAGCCTGGTTTGTCTCCGCATCGGTGGAACCGAGGAACAGCACATAGTTCTTGCTGTTGCGCTTCTCGCGGTTGATTTTGGCAATGAGCGGAGGCAGTTTCTCAAAATAGGTTGGGTAGGAGTTCACGAGGATGGCACCGCAGTAGTCCCACCAGTTGATGCCCACCTCGCGGTACTTCTCCACGTTGCGCTCACCCTGCATGAATAGCTGCAGCTCGTTCCTTAACTTCTTGCGTGCTATGCCGTGCCCCTCGAAGATGTCGAGCAGGTCGGCAGGGGAGAGCACCAACCGCTCGTTGAGCAGATAGCGTATGTTCCCCTTCTTGTTTTGTTGGCACTTGCCCTCGGCAAGCACCTTCTGCAAAATTTGATGGTATTTGTTCATGACCGTTTTGAATTTGAAAACGGTGCAAAGGTAATACTGCAGTACCTCTTCCCCATGGACGAGCCACCACGTTACACTGCAAGCAGGTTGCAGTCGGTTTTGAAACGCCGTATGAGGTTATAGACCTTGCGCTCGCTGACGGCATACTCCGTGGCGAGCCTTGCCACGATATAGGACACCTTCTCGCCCTGTGCGAAAAGCGTGCGGTATTCATTAAAAAGGTCGATGTATTGCACATCGTCCAGCCTGATTCCAGCCTTTTGGAAGTAAATCAGCAGTTCCCTGTTCAAATTCAGTATCTCTATCAGTTTCATTCTCAGAAAAAATTAGTACTTTTGCACCGTCTCACTTATCATAGAGCGCGGCGTTGCGCTTAAACATAAAAAAGCCACTCATTGGCGAGCGAGGGTCTACGCCCCCGGTCGTGCCGATGAGTGGTACTTTATGTTCAAATGGTAAGTGAGACGACTATTTAACAGGCCGGGGGCTTTTTTTTAACCCTCCCCCGAAGGGATTGTTCTTAGTCTCGGTATAACTCCAAATTGAAATTATCCTTGCGTTTCCAACCGTCAGCCAGCGTGTCCTGGATATGCTGCATGGCCTTGGTGTAGAAGTCCGTCAGTTCGTCGATGTCGGTGAATGTGTGATAGCATGGCACATCGTCCGTCCCGAACTTAAACGTGACCGGCAATGTCTTGCCGTCAGACTGCACCGCAAGGTCGTATGCTGTCTTGTAGTTGAACTGGTTCTCGTTAGAGAGCCACACGCTCATGCCGTTCCACACGAAGCCAAAAAGTATGGTCTCGTTCGTGCGGTCGTTGAACCATTCCGACACCATGGTCTTGATGGCGTCCTCAGATGGCTTGCCGTTGAACTCCGCCTCCATGTAGTCGGCAGATCCATCCTCGTTGTTATGCACGTCCCAGCGGACGCGCCATTTTCCTTTGACGGGGTTGGTGCATTCAAGCAGCTTTACCCCTTGTGCTCCGTTTACTCTGTTCATCATGTGAAAATGTACTTTGTTCTACCTTTGCCGAAGGTTTCCGCCTTGATGGTGGTCTCGAATGGGAAGCCGTCTGGCATTTCACTCACTTGCTGGAGAATGTTTTTCATCTCCTCGCTGTTGGTGAAGAACTTCTTCGGCTCGCCGTTCTGCTCGATGGACACGACACAGCGGTCTTCGCCCTGGCTGGTTTTGACTCCGACCTCGAAGTCTTTTACCACGATGGGCAGGTTCACCAACTCGCGGATGCTTACCACCGCACCCGCAAATCGCTTCTTGCCGTCTTCCGGCTTGTAAGCGACATTCAAATCCTTAAATGATTTCATTTCTTTGCCTGTTAATTTATTGAACAACATTATACAGTCGGCGTGTTTTGCCATTCCGTAGAAACTTGCTATCAAGACACGCCTCCTCTTTTTCGATTTAACCTCGTGCATTTTTCGGGCGAACTTCTGCTTGATGCGCTTGCGTAGCAGCACATGGTCGGGATATATGACATACCCCAAGAAGTCAATGCCCTCGTCCACGGGGAACACACGCTCGTTGGCCTTAATCTTCAAGTTGATTTGTTCCAGCTGCTCATGGACGGCATCACGAATCTCCCACAGTTCCGCTTTCGATTTTCCGAGTACCACGCCGTCATCACAATAGCGGTAGAAATGACGCACGCCGTACCTGTCCTTCAGATAATGGTCTAAATACACAGACAACAACAGATTGCCCAAGCCCTGCGACGAGCGCAGCCCTATGCTGATACCTTGCGGTATGATGCGGACAAAGTTGTCAAGCATGGCTATGAGCTTCTTGTCTTTGAATACCCGATGCACACTGTACATGACGAAGTCCTGGTTGACACTCTCGTAGAACTTGGAGATGTCGAACTTGTAACAGAACCTTGTGCCCTCCGGGTCTTTCTGTATGTCACGGCGAATGTACTTCATCAAGTCGTGCATTCCCCGGTTCTTGATGCTTGCGGAGGTCGTTCTAATGAACCGCTTCTTCAGATGCTTATCCACCACCGACATGATGGCATGGACGGCGATGCTGTTCTTCAGTTTCTTGAAGAATTGAATGTGCCGTAGTTTGCCGGCCTCAATAATGTCTTTCTCCTCAATGTCCTTTGCGGTCACATGGAACGTTCCGGAAGCAATACGTTCAGAAAGTTCCTTGATTACCTCCTCACGATGCGCGAGCAGGTAACGCCCCTGATGGCTTTTCTTCCGTTTGGTGCCACTGAGAACCTGGTCGAATGATTCCGCCATGTTGGAATACTCGACAATCTCCTCTATGATGTGACCTTCTCTGCGCATAGCATCAGTTGTTGGTTGTTTATACAATGGAAGATATGGGCCTTCCTTTCCCCGGGCCTAAGTTCTTCGAGACGTTTCCGTCCTACCAAACTCTACCCGACACTTGATTTTTCAGCTTTCCAATACTTTCCAAAACATTCCAATTCTTGCAACATTGGAAAGAATTGCTTTTGCTGTGGCTTGCCACCCTCGGCACGACATTGGGGACACGTCCCCATCGTTGTACGCCGATTGATAGTTGGTGAGACGCGAGCCGATGTTCGCATTCGCATTCGAGGCATCGTTACTCGCATTCGCGTACGACACACCGCCATTCGCGTTGGCGTTATTGTAACCACGATAGACCACACGGCCTATTGGGTAGCTCTACCGGCTGCAAAGTTACTGAATATCTGTGCAAAACTTGTAAGAATATTACGCAATGCACCAAAACAGCATGGCAATGAAGCCACCGAACACCGTGCAAGCCCAATCTATCCAGTCCCAAGGGCAGCCGTGTAGTTTGTCTTTGAGTTCAAGACAGGAGGCTGCGATGATGGCTGAATAGATAGCCGACCATGGCGACAGAGCGCACAGACCAACGATGAAACCGCCGACAAGATGCTTGTAGCGGTTACTTTTCTTCAGAAATGAGATAATTTTGTTCATAACTTGATGTGTTTTGAAAAATTGTTATTACCTTTGCAATGCGAGGGATGGGGCAACCTTTAGAGACCCGCTCTCGTTCCAGCCAAGTTTTCTAACTTGGCTTTTTTATTTGTATGATTTCATCGCCTTGTATGCAGTAAATCAAATCAAACTTCTTGTGCTGAGATGTCCCCTTTAGACCATTGAATTTTGCAAGACCAGTTTGGAAGTTCTCCGCAGAGAAGTTACCGTTAGGGAAGAACAAAACTGCAATTCTTGACTCAGGTTTTGATGCACAATGTTTGAGCGCATTTCTAATATTGTTAGGTGTGCCACTTTCTGCACCGGCAACCTCAAATTTAAGATTGTCCCAAAGTCCTTCACAGCTTTTACCCTTATAGACATTTTGTGGTTCTTCCTCTAAAATCACAGAGTGCCCATGCTTATATCCGACATCTTGTATTGTGGTTTCATACCAGCCTTTGTCTTTGTCTAAATTGTGCCCTATATGGGTGGCTTTTAGACCGCCGTTCTTTTCATCAAAGGTGACATCTTTATATTTTTCGTCTTTAATAAGTTTACCGTACAATGAGCGGTTATTTTCGATATGTTCTTTTTGAACCTCTTTGATGCTCCGAAGCAGTTTGCACGCAGCGCACAACTCATTTTCGGGAACGAACCTCGCCAACTTGATTTTGCCCTTTGCGATGTCGCAGTCCCTGCATCGGCGAATGGTGTAAGGGTTGTAGTCGGGCACCGTCTTGTCCTCCTTGCCGGGGTTGAAATGGAAGATGCCCTTCGTGTCACGTTGCAAAGCCTCCTCGCCAAGTGCCATCGCCTCGTCGTGCGGTGTAGTCGGATATTTTGACCTGCGCACCTGCACCACAGTACAGCGGTTCAAAAACCCCCCGGAACGGCGGTACAGCGGCAGTTCCAGCCGTTGGGCGGATAGTATTCCTCCCAGAACGGGTCTGAAGGTGGAAGCGTTACCCCATTGAGCGCAGCGTGTTCCGGGCGCACCTTGCCATCGCCAGCCGTGCGGTACTGAAGGTTGTAGCGGTCGCCGTCCTCCGAGAACCGTTCCCACTTGGCAGCCATCTCCGCAGATGACTGCACGAAGTTGTACTCCGCACGGAGGTAGTTGGAGTTGTAGGTCTTGTCTATCTTCCGAACGTCGTTCAAAAACGCTTCGAATGTCTTTCGTTCACCGTTCTCGTCAAGCAGGGACGGGAACGCCTCGTTGAGTTCGTGGAACGTTTTCATGCCTGAGAAGATATAGTCAGACCGCTGGAGGCGCTTGCGCATGGCATCGGACATCTCCACCTTTTTGAAAGTGGAGTCCAGCACACCGGCATGGGCATCGATGAACTTCTGGATTTTCGGCTCGGCCAGCACCTCAATGCGGAACTGCGAGCCCTCCAACGAGTAGAGCGTGCGCATCATGCCGTCGAACAGTTCGGAGAGCTGCTTGCGTATCTCCTCCTCACGCTCCTTTGACAGCGACAAAGTCTGCGGCCCATCGCCTAACAGCCGGGCGTAGCGTCGGTGCAGCCCCAGGTAATCACTGGGGCTCAGTCGAAAAAACCGCCGTGAATGTTCTGCTGCCGTTTCTTCTTGTTCTTGTCGTCCGGCTCTTTGTTGCCCTCGTCGTCATCATCGTCACAGCCAGCCTGGAGCATGGGTGTAGCGTTGCGCCGTTCCCCAACAGGCATGCTGTACTTCTCCGCAAAATATGTCGGGTCCACCTCGTAGCGGTCGGCAATCATGGTCTCGTATGCCACCTGCTGCTCCGGTGTGTAATCGACGGCATCATCCCATTCGAAGCGCAGTCCCTTGATTGGGAAGCCGTGCTTTACCATGCGTGGGATAAGCTGGTTGTTCACGATGTCGCGCAGCATGGTGCAGTCGCTTTCAACCAGGTTCTCGAACACCTCAAGGTGTGTTTCTGATTGTGAGAGGCTGCTGCCGTCCTCGATGGTCATCGTCTGCCCGATGATGAGCTTTGACAGTTCCGAGTTGGCGCGATCGATGCGTTTGTCATAGACATTGAAGGCATCGCCCTTGCCACTTTCGACAAATTCAATCTCCGTGTCCTGCCCTGCCACCATGTACTGGCTTGCTCCGGCACCCTTGAGCATCTGTTCAAGTCGTCCCATCTCCTTGGGGTCGCGTGATGTGGTGCGTGCGATACGCATCGGCATACCGAAAATCTCGCCGAAGGAATCCCAAAATGCCAACATGTTTTTCTTCGGAATGGTCTGCGTGGCAGCCTTTAGATACAGGCCGAGATCGTCAGGCCGTCCAGCTTCTATGAGCCAGTCAGAGAATGGGGCTGAGTGGTAGTCGATGCCCGTAGTCCAGTCCTGCCCGAGCTGTTGAATCACACGACCGTATTCCGGAATGACATGCTTCCGTGGAATGAGTTTCACATCCGTATAGCAAGGACATCCATCGCCATCGGTGGTGAGGTCGCCAAGTTCGATGAGCGAGTGTCCCCAAAGATTGGCGGCAAGCGCATATTCGAGCATTTGCTTGAACCAAGCCTGGTCGAAATAGTGGTGTGCCTCCTCGTTCTCATTACCCTTTGCATCGACCAGTTTGAAGGACTTCGCCATGACGAATCCTACACGCTGGCGAACACAGCCCGATAGGTGAAGGTCAATATCCACATCGCGGTATATGTCGTAGAGACGTTGGCGGTTCGGGCTGTCCACATTTATAGCCATCTGCCAGGCGTTGCGCCAGTCGGCAATGTCCCTGCGTGTAAGCGCATCGGTGGTGCGTTGCAGTTCGATGACCATCTTCTTTATGCGCTTGCGGTCAGACGACTTCGCAAGGTTGAAGTCCCCATTTGGCGTGTGCAGTATATTTTGACTGCCACCTCCGAACATACCGCTGAAAAAGTTCTTTATATCCATAGCGTTACCAGTTATGTCGTAATTGTTTCTGTGAACCGAATATGAGCAGGTCGCCAGTAGGTGTGCCGTCCTCGTCGGTGGCGAGCGGCAGGTCGGGGATGATTTTCCCGGCTTGCACGCCTTCCAGCCACTTTATGGCACGCTCGTAGCGCTCCTTGCGTATTTCGCTGCCCATCTTTTGGGGCATAGCGGCAATCATGTGATAGAGCGCAATGTCAGCGGCATACATTACCACCAGACGGTTGCGGTTTCCGCCTTCAGCCGAGAACACCGCTTCCGTGTCGTATTTTGGTCTGAGGTAGCCGGCAATCTCCTCGCAAGCCTCCAGTTCCGCATTGTCGCGTATCTCCTGCGATGCCTGCGACACGACTTTCAGCGCATTTTCGCCTATGACCACTCTGTAGTCCTCTTCCGTGATAAACATAATCAGCCTCCTTCCTAATGCGTCACATAAATGGCACGACGCTCGATGTCGGCAACCTTCACACCCTTACGGAAGCGGTGCTTGGCAACCAGTTCGCGGATGGTGCGTTTCGGTACGACCTTCAGCGAGCCGTTCATGTAAATCACATAATACTTCATGCCAAGCAGCTTTGAGAGCTTGTTGGCTTTCTTGATGGCACGCTTGCACTGCCATCCCCAGATAATGTCCTTTATTACTTGTATCATTGTTACCAAATGTTTTTGGCGGTCGGTCTTTTGCCGAACACCGGTTTGAAACTTTCCTGTCTTGTATTGCGCTGGAGTATCCATATAGCGCCTTCATCAGCGTCAGGCGCATCGTCATGCACACGGCTGCCACGCTCCAACGCCAACGTCTGTTCTATGCCCACCTGCATATCGGGGTCTTCCTTCTTGCGCTCGTTGTACCAGACAAAGCCACGTTCCCAAAGAGGACTGACCGCCTCGATACGCTGGATTTTGTCTGGCTTCTTTCGCTTGTCGGGCATGATGGGCAGTTGGTAGCCACGCAGCTCACCTTCCACGGCAAACTCGTCCAAAATCACATCCTGCATGAAGTTCGCTTCCATGAAGAACTGAATAGCCACCGTGTCGCGTGTACGCTCATAGAGGTCGTATAACCATCGAACCATCTCGCTGACTGTCGCCTGGCGCACGAAACTGTCTATGAGATGCAGTTCCGAGCCAATCTTTCCCCAAACGCGGGATGCCTTATAGTCGTTGGAGGTTGTCGATTTGAACGACGGGTCGGTATAGCACACAATCATGTCGTACTTTTCGAGCTTTGGCAAACGCTTGTATCGAATCCAATCCGCACGGAAGATCGTACCGTCCACGATAGGGTTGTGCATCATCTCCTTCTCCCAGGCACGATAGCCCACGAAGTCGCGGTAAGCCTGCGCCTCCTCTTTGGTCCATTTCTCCTTCCATACCGGTTCTCCGTTACGATCGACCGCTACGATTTTAGAAAGGAACACTCCCTTTGTACGTGAGAGATTGTAGAGCACAGAGTTCTTGCTGATGAGGTTGCCCACCATAATGAAGCGTCCACGGCCCACATCAAGCGCACCGAAGAGAGCCTCCTTCACCCAGTCGGTGAGGTCATGTACGAGTTTGTCGTTCTTGCAAAGCTGATCGTCGTCAAGGTCATCGATGACGATGTAGTCAGGACGGGATTCACGGTCACGCAGACCACGAGGCGACTGTCCACGACCGCAGGCAAGGAACTTCACACCGCTCTTTGTCTTGAACTCGCCCTCCTGCCATCCGCCGTCGTTCTTCTGCTGTCCGAAGTCGGCAATGAGACGCTGGTTGTATTCCAGTTCCGCTTGAATATCTCCAAGCAGTCGGTCGGCATTGTCCTCCGACTTTCCGACAACCACCATAAAGTTGATAAGCCGCTTCGGTTGGAACATCAACCAGAGCGGCGTGAATACATCAAGGTGGGTCGATTTGGCGTGACCGCGCGGCCACATGAATACAGCCTTCAAGTCGGGCGTGTTTCGGACCTTGCGTGCAGCTTCGTTGTGGAACGGAGCGTTGTGAATGGTGCGTATGACCTCACCGGTCGTCTTGTCACGCAATTGCAGGAAGTGTGGAAAGTAATACTCGCAGAACGCTGCGTAGTTGTTGAGCAAGCGTTTGATACGCATGTCCCTTTCTACTGGCGTTTCGCTTTTCAGGAGTGACGTGTCCGTAATGGCTTGCACTTGCCGGCATCGCTCTTTCCACTCCTCGTATGCCTTTTTCTTTTCCGCTGCTGTTGCCATAGGCTGCCTCCACTATTTTATGCCCATCTGTTCTGTGATGTACATGTCCTGGTACTTGTTGATTACACGCATCAGTTCGGGAGTCACCTCTGGGTCTGTCTGCGAGCGGTACTCCAGCCACTTGGAGAACGCCATGAACCCCTCGATGGCATCCACCACATTAGCCTTCTTGTCGAGTTTCTCAATGACCGACGAGAGTTTAGCCAGCTTGTCGCCAAGTCCTGCAATGAGTGCAGGGTCGTCAGAACCATTCACTTGTGTAATGAGTGTGTCGATGGTGAGCAACAGTTTGTTCACCAGTTCGGGGCGTGTGATGTTCTTGGCTGCACGAGCCTCTTTCCACCCCTCGGCTGAGCACCATTTGGATATGGTGACGCGCGACACGTCCACCTTCTCCGCAATCTCCTGCTGCTCCATGCCCGAAAGATAGAGCGTGCGTGCCAGCGATTTCTTTTTTTCAATATCTGCCTTTGTCATGTTGATAAGGTTTTTGTTCACATCAGGGCATACCACGCCCCGATTCCTTCTGCAAAAGTGCCACGATTTCGGTGGCTCTCCAAAAAAGTGTGCAATGGTTTCATAGAAGTGTGCAACCATTGCACACTTTTTTGGCGGACAGACAATTACCTCGTAATATTGCACTGCGAATCGGGCAATGCAGCCCAGAAAACGACAATGATATGAGTAAAGGAAAACGCGTAAGAATAACCAACGACAGCCTGAACAGCTACGGCACAAGAGTGCTGACAGCTGGCATGAACGTGGAGCAGTATCAGCGCAACCCCGTCCTGCTGTATATGCACGAGCGTGGTAATGTGATAGGTTATGTGAAAGACCTGAAGGTGGAGGATGGTGAGGTGACCGGCGAACTTATGTTTGACGAAGCATCCGAACTCTCCGTTCGCTGCAAGAAACAGTACGAGTTCGGCAGTCTGAAGATGGTGAGCGCAGGGCTTGACATCTTGGAAACAAGCGAAAACCCCGAGTTGCTGGTGCAGGGGCAGACCAGCCCCACCGTCACCAAGAGCAAACTGTTTGAGGTCAGCCTTGTGGACATCGGAGCCAATGACGATGCCATCGTGCTGCAGAAAGACGGCAAGAGAATAACCCTCGGCAAGGACAGCGAGTGCCCCTTGCCAATGTTGAACAACAATAATCAAAAACAAATGGAACAGAAACAGATTGCCCTGAAGTTGGGCTTGCCGGAAACGGCAACTGAGGCGGACATCAACGCCAAGCTCGGTGAGTTGAAGGCTGCCAAGGAAGAGAACGAGAAACTCCAGCAGGAGAAGGCGACCCTCACGCTTGCCAGTATCACTGCCGTCGTGGAGAAAGCAGTCGGCGAGAAGCGTATCGCCACAGACAAGAAGGACGAGTTCATCAACCTCGGCAAGGAAATTGGCCAGGAGAAATTGGAGCGCATCATCTCTGCCATGTCGCCACAGATGAAGCTCAGTGCCGTTATCGGCCACCAGGGTGGAGCTCCAACCCAGCAGCCTGCCACATACAAGAAACTGAGCGATGTGCCGTCTGCTGAACTCCTTACACTCCGCAAAGAGCAGCCCGAGGAGTATAAGCGACTCTACAAGGAGGAGTACGGCATGGAGTGTGAACTTTAGTACAAACCAATAATACAAAAAGAATGAAAACAATTTTGACCATGATTACGGCTTTGCTGTTCAATGCGTTTACAGGAGCCGTGTTCGGTATGACTTTGGGCGTGTCGCCCGTGGCAGGTGCAGTAGGTGCCAATGCCATCGCATTAGCCGTGAGCGGTGCAATGCCAGTGGGCGTGGCACGCGAGGGCGTGCTTAAGGAGATTTGGACTGGAGAGTTGGTTAAGTCCTTGCGTGAGTTTCTCGCAGGAACTTGGCTTGATGGAATCCCCGACAGTTCAAGCATCGTTGACAATGATGTTATCCACTTGGTTGAGGTTGGCGTTGACCCTGACGTGCTTGTCAACAACACCACCTACCCAATCCCCTTGCAGGCACTTGATGACAAGGACATCGCCATTAAGCTTGACAAGTTCCAGACCAAGGTGACCCCTATCACCGATGATGAGTTGTACGCCATCAGCTACGACAAGATTGCCCGAGTGAAGGAGAGTCATTCAAACGCCATCAACGATGCCAAGTTCGCCAAGGCAGCACATGCGCTCTGCGCCCAGAAGAATACAGCCAAGACCCCAGTGCTGACCACAACCGGCGAACGTGATGCTGCTACTGGTCGTCTCAAAATGACCGTCAAGGACCTGCTTGCGATGAAGGCAGCCCTCGACAAGTTGGGCGTTCCGACCACCAACCGTCGCCTTGTATTGTGTACCGACCATGTGAACGACCTCTTGGAGACCGATCAGCGTTTTAAGGAGCAGTACAACATCGACCGCAACACCGGCAAGGTGGGTAAGCTCTACGGCTTTGACATTTATGAATTTGCCAATACCCCTTATTACACATCCAATGGAGTGAAGAAGGCAGTCGGTGACAAGGGAGATACCGCAGGTGATTTCCACTGCTCATTTGCATTCTATACACAGCGTGTGTTCAAGGCTACTGGCTCCACCAAGATGTATTGGAGCGCTGCTGAGAACGACCCTGAGTACCAGCGCAACAAGGTGAACTTCCGCCACTACTTCATCTGCATGTTCAAGAAGGCAGATGCAGGTGTTGTAATGACCAGCGGATATAAAGCTGAAGCGTAATGGCGAGAATGAAGTATTTAGTCCTACACTGCACAGCCACCCCTGAAGGCCGTGAGGTAACCTCGAATGAGATACGCCACTGGCACACTGACCCAGTAAGCAAGGGTGGGCGTGGCTGGAAGCAGGTAGGCTATACCGACCTGATACACTTGGATGGCAAGGTGGAACGCCTTGTCGATAACAACGAAGATGCGGAGGTTGATCCGTGGGAAGTGACCAACGGTGCAAAGGGTTACAACAGTGTGAGCCGTCATGTGGTGTATGCCGGTGGCTGCACCAAGGATATGAAGCATCCCAAGGACACGCGCACCCCTGCGCAGATGAAGGCGATGACCGACTATGTGCGGAACTTCCATCAGCGTTTTCCGCAGATCAAGATTGTAGGTCATTGCGACCTTCCAGGCGTAAATAAAGCCTGCCCAGCCTTCGATGTAGCCAAGTGGCTCAAGTCAATAGGAATATACCAACAGTAAAAATATGGATGGCATGAATATCAGCGAAGTCCTGAACATCCTCCTTGGCGGAGGTCTGGTGGCTACCATTGTTGCAATATGCACGCTGCGGGCTACCATAAGGAAAGCGAAAGCGGAATCGATGAAGGCGGAAGCCGATGCCGAGACGGTGCGTATGGACAACGCCGAGCATGCCACCCGTATCTTGGTAGAGAACATCGTGAAACCATTGAAGGAAGAACTCAATGAGACAAGAAGATACCTCGAAGCCTCGAAACGCGAGATGGCGCGTCTTCGGAAGGCTATCGACACTGCGAACAGTTGCAAGCATCATGATGATTGCCCTGTTCTTGTCGGGCTGCGCGACAAGCCGAAAAGCGAGCGTGGCAACGGAGGAAAGCGTGAAACAAGTATCCGCGGACACCCTCCAGAGCGAGGTGCGTCAGACATGGACGGAGACAGTACCACAGGAGGAAGCCAAGCTGGAAATACCTCTGGCGGAACTGACTAACCTGCCCGAAAAGGCAGAGTACCGAGCCAAGAACGGACGAGCCAGCGCAACCGTGCAGAACAAAGGTGGCATCATCGTGGTGTATGCCACTTGCGACAGTCTGCAACGCCAGTGCGAGTACTATGAGCGCCAGATGGCGAGCTACAAGAAAGCATTGGAGCAGCAGAAGAATGAAGCCAGAACGGATAAGGAACGCAGTTCAAATCCGTGGAAGATGCTTCTCATCGCCTTTATTGTCGGAGTGGCGACCGGCACAGTATTAACAATCATAACAAGAAAAATATGGCAGAAAGTAAGAAATTCATGTACGGCATCGGTGTCGTAAAGTTTGGTGACAAGACAGTCGGCTATATAGAGAAGGGCAGCTGGGACTGGGGTGGAGCCAAGCCCGAGAAAGTGGATGTGGATGCCGAGCAGGTGCCCGGTGCCCCCGTGCTGACTCTTGTCACGAAGAACGGCACTATAGCCCCCACGTTCAACCTCATACAGCTGGACTACGAGAACCTCCAACTCGCCCTTGGTGGAACGCTTGTCGGCACGCAAGGAGCCTATACCGGTTGGAAAGCCCCGACCGACCTTGTGGAACTCCGTGACAAGTGTGAGATTCAGCTGAAGAGCGGTCAGACCGTGACGATACCGAGTGCCACCCTTATGGCCAACCTTGGTGGCAAGCTCACCCTGACCGAAGTCTCCAAGATAGAGTGTCAGTTGACGGTGAACGCGCCAGACGACGGCAGTGCTCCCTATGATGTGGCCGACACTAAACCAGGGGAGTAGCGTATGAACCGAGCACTCGAAAAAGAAGCGGCGGAGGCACTCCTTGACAGGGGTGTCTCCGTGCCGTTTAAAGACATA